GCAAGGCCTTCTTGATTTCGCTCTCATCAAGCACCTCGGCATTGAATGCCAGTTCGAGCTCGGCCGCCCACTCCATGAACACCGGCCGGTACCGCATCACCTTGGCTGTTCCGACCTTGACGCCGCGGCAGTCGACGAAGCGCGTGTCTTCCCACAGCGCCGCCGGCGTGCGCGGGCCGTCGTACAGCAGCTTGACGCGGTCCGTCATCACCAAAGCGCCGCGCTTGAACGCAGTGCCGAGCTTCTGCAGCTTGGCGCCGGCCAAAAATGTTGCGTCGAAATTCTGGCCCGGCACGTACACCCCGGGCGACTCGCTGTAGTACAGGCCGCTGACGAACTCGGACCGGGCAATCGCCAGGTGATCCTCGTCGGTCTTCTTGCGCTTTGCGGTCAGCGATTTGTGGTCCTTCGTTTCAGGCAGCAGCGGGTTGGCGAGGCGGTCGCTGTGCATCATCAGCGGCGAGGTGCCGGTGATCTTAAGTTTCAGGATCTCCATTATTTAGCACCTCCCAGCTGCGCTTTTGCCGGGGCGGCAGTAAGCATCACGATCGCGGCGGCCTGCACCTGCACCTTCCGGTCGTGAAAGCTGCAGCCTGACGCGATCAGCACCGCGTTACGCACCTCAAGCGCTGCCAGCGCATCCAGCTGCTCGACACTGAGCTGGTCACGATCGAGCTTTTCGAACTTGCCGGCCAGCGCCTGATTAACCAGCCGGGCCTCGTTCATGAAGTGATGAGGCGCACACTTCTTGCCCTCCCGCTCTCGGCGCATTGCCAGGACCTGGCTCATGACCTTGTAGCTCGCCGCCGCTTCGTGACGAAGGCGCTTGCGGTCCTCTACATAATGCTCGCCGGCCCGCGCGGCGCGCTCGCACGCAATAAAGTACTGACGCGCCTGCTTGCCCTTGTCGGTGCGCTCGACCATCGCGAGTTCTTTCGCCATATCCATCGAAATGGCGTGCTCCTTCAGCGGCCGCCCGCCGCGGGGGTTTTTTCCTTCCGGCGAAAAAACTACGTAATCCTTGCTTTCAACAAAGCCATACTGTTCGATCCGTTCGTTGATCCAAGCCGCATACGCCGTCCCCACCTCGAGGAATGCGTGAAGCTCGCGGGCATTGACGGTTTCAATGGCCTCGCCGCCCAACTGACGCGGCGCGATTTTGATCAGGCCACTCATGCTGCACTTCCCACAACCAGGCGCAGCTGCGGGCGCTGACGCGGGAAGCTCTGCGCGAGCGTTTGCATTACGATCAGAGCGTTGCCCTGATATGCATCACTCATCGCGCCGAAAAGCGCCAAGAGTTGGTTTTGCTGCGGCGTCAGGCCCGCAGCTTCCTGTTGATTCTTTCCTGCGATTGAATTAGTATTCACGACAGTTCCTTCTCGAAGTTGGAATCAGAAAGCCCCGAGCCCATCCGCCAAGATCGCTCGGGGTTTTTTCTTTAGTGCTGCACATTTGCAGCTGACTGCGCCGCGATGCGCGCATCCGTAATCAACTTGTGAGCCAGCCAGTTAACTGAGCGCTCTTGAGCATCCGCGGCCTGTTTCAGCCAGACCTTGTTCTCCTCACTCGTGCGCACCAAAACCTTAGCCGACATCGTATTCTTACTCACATGACCTCCTTTTCTCAGGTTTGACTACATGGTGTAGCTATGGTTACACGCTGTAGCTATCGCGTCAAGCACTTTTTGACTACACTGTGTCGCTATGAGTAAATCAGACCCCCGCCCTGCTACATCCCACATCACTCCGTTCGGCCTGCGGATGCAGCCCGAGCTCAAAGAGCGTCTTGAGCAGGCCGCTAGCGAGGCTGGCAGATCCTTGAACGCCGAGATCATCGCGCGCCTCGATGCCTCGTTCAGCGATGAGGCGGGACTGAGCGACGTCGACAAGAAGTTTTTGCTTCTCTTGGTAAAAGAGCTGAAGACAAAAAATCAAATGGATCTCTTCCCGGCCGCAGACGAGTCAGCCCCCTCCGATGCCGTCGCCGCACTACCTGAGCCACCGAAGCGCCCGAAGCGAATCATCCGCAAGAAATCCGACTCCTGATTTCTCTGTCGAAATAATTGGTTAGATTTCAACGGGCCTGAGCCAATTAGAATCCAATTGCTGGGTTAACTTTTCTGCAAGATGTACTCCAGTACCGGAGATGCGTCAGCCGGAAGGCGGCCGTAAGCCTTGAACGCGACCACGCCCGCCGAGAAGATGTCGGAAATGGTTTCCGGCGTCAGGCTGTAGCGGGAGGCAAAGCGCTCGATCATTCGAGCTGGGTCTTGCGTTACCACGCCAGCATTGTTCGATTCATTCAAAATCATAGGGGGCTCCATGGAAAAGACTCAAGAGACCGGCCGCTTTGTCGCTACTGACGACGCCGGCCAGCAATACACCATCATCGAAATGACGAAATTCGTTTCGTTTCAGCCTCTCGGCGGGGCTGAACGGTGGATCGACGGCCCAAAGTCCTATCGGACGCCGAATGATGAGCCCGTGAATCAGGTTGATGAGCGGACATTCAAGCTCGTATTCAGCAACAAGACTGTTCGTCGGCCGGAAGCCTGATTGTTCTGCGTGTGGGGTGCAGTAGATGCACCCCATCACTCCCGCTCCGACATCGCCCGCAGCGCTTCGTGCTCCATGGATCGGATGTCTTCTTCCAGATCTTCGTATTCGCCCGGATCGAGCCGCATCCGGTCCATTTTGTGGAACAAGGCGACGTAGTCCAGGCCAGTAGCGCCGCCCATTCCGCATCGCCACTGCGTCTGCATTTGCCCGAACAGCGTGAACGCCTGAATGTTTTCGGGCCACACTTCAACCGGATCGCCCGCCAGGTCTTCCACTGTCAAGCCGGACGCCTCAAGCTCCTGCTCGGTCGGCGTCCGCGTGTACATTGCGCGGGCGATGTCGGTCAGTTTCCCAGGCGCCCCTGGTTAATGGCGGCGCGGTAGGCTTCGACCAGAGCAGGAATTGCCGCCGGTACTTCGTCGACCAGCTGCTCGACTGCGGCGCGATCGAACTTGACGTCGAGGCCCCAGCCGCTCACAGCCTGCATGATGTAGTCGACCTGGAGCGACATCTCGCGGTCCGTGATGTCGATCTGCTTCATTGGCTCGACCTCTTCTTTCTTCTCGATCTTGGCCTTGACGGCTTCCATGTCGGCCGCCACCGCCGCCCGCGCTACCGATTGGACCTCATCGGTCATCTCGGCCAATTCTTTGCGGCTGCGGTAGCGGTAACTGACCGGGATACAGCCATCGCTGCCGTCCAGCATTTTGAATTCAACGGTCTTGTCGAACGATTTCGGGCGCTGGCCCAGCGTGATTTTGGTTGCCATGATGTTGTCTTTCAGGAAGGTAAAAAGACCTGCGAGGAGCTACCCCGCAGGCGGGAAAGGCCGGCGCAACCCGTTCGGCGCCAGCTGGCAAAACGATTACGAGGCGTAGCGGACCACGCGGCCCTGCAGCGCCAGGCCGCACTTCACGACCATCGCAGCGCCCTTGCCCATGGTTGGGTTCGGGTTGAAGCCGACGGTGCCGTTGTAGAGCAGCTGCGCGCCCGACGGCAGGACCACGCGCACCGCAGCCACGGCGGTCGCATCGGTCGCGGCCTGCAGCACGGCGTTGTGCGGCAGCGAGACGTCGTCGGCGATGCTCATCGTGACGGTGGTGGCCGAGAAGCCGTTCGGGATGCTGATCTCGTCCGGGAAGTCGAGGAATTCCTCGTTGTTGTATTTCGGGTCGCCGCCGGAGACCTCGAAAGCCTTCATGAACGGGATCGGCACCCAGGTCGTGATCTTGCGCACCGAACCACCGCCCGAGCCGGCTGGGAAAACCTTCGTCGCGGTGGTATCGAAGCCTTCCAGGGTGATGCTGGTGGTGGTGGCCGCCTTCACGCGGAAGATGCGCATGTTCGCGCGGGTCCAGCCGCTGGTGAACTCGACGAAGTCGCCGACCACGAAGGTGTTGTTGGCGGTGGTCAGCACGGTTTCGGCAGCATTGCTGGCAGCGGTCACGCCGATCGCAGCGCCATATACCGATGCAACCGAAAAGTTGCTGTTATTAGGGACTTGTACAGCCATGGAATGGGCCTTTCAAATGTAAAAGCCCGGAAGCCGGGCGTAAAAAAGCCGCCGAGATCACTCCGGGCGGCGGGGTTTTGGTTGAAATGAAACTGCTATCGATCAGCCCAGATATCGAAGTCCTGGCTGATGCCGACGAGATCCATATCCGGTTCGTCGGCATCCCGGGGTTCGCCTTGTGGAGATGCCTGCATGTCGGTTGAGGCGCGCAGCATCACCTCGACTTGCTGAATAAGGAGATCGGGGTCGCCGCCCCAGACGTTGACCTGCATCCAGGCGTTGCGCTTGGGCGAAAGGGCGTTGTCGAGGTACTCATCCGATTCACCGCCGATTCGCTGGTACGTGATGTATGGCTGCTCGGTGCCGACCGGCGCCGTCCCGCGGAACACGCGCGGCACGACCATGCGCAGCGCCGCGGTCAGCTTCTCTTCGAGCGTCATTGAATCCACCTCATCAGTACATCAGCGGCAGCCTGCGCAGCGGCCGGGAACTTGATCTGCGCGCGCCGCACGAAGGCAATGGCCCGCACCTGCTTGGGAGTCGCCAGCCGCAGGTAATAGGCGTCCTTCTCGCCCTGCGAAGCGCGCCGCCCAGGCTTTCTACCGGTTGCACCCGGTTTCTTGGCTGTGTACCAGTTGCCATCCTTGCCGATGTAGCTCACGTACCGCTGCACGTGGCCAAATTCGACCAGGTGCCCGTGCGGCGCCTTTCGCGTGTTCCAGCTGACGTGGTAAGTCGCCCTGCCCTCGCCGCTGTTGCTCACGGAGAAAACTTGGTAGATGCTTTGGGCCAGCTTGCCGGTCTTCTGCGGGATCGCCGCGACATTGCGCTTGACCTCGTCGTAAAGCACCTGCGACGCCGCCTGGGCCGCCGGCCGCGCAGCTTCCTCGGCCCGGTCACCCATGTCGTCAAGCATGGCGTACACGCTGGCCATATCGACCGACAGCATGCTCATTTGAGCGACTCGCAGACCAGAAACATAAAGTCCCTGTTCGCGGAATCCGGCAGCACCGCGCGGATGTTGTATTCGACGCCCTGGTACCGGGCGCGCATGCTGGCATCCACGTCGCGCCGCGCGCGGACTCGGATCGACACCTTCACGATCGACGTCTCAGCGCCGCCGCGGATCACCTCGGCCCCGGTCTGGAATTTCACGTTGGCCCAGACCTCCTGCAGCAAGGTCCAGTTTTTGAGCGTGCGGCCAGCAGCATCAGTGCCTGCCGGTGGCTTCATCAGCCCAACTCGATGGTTCATCATGCGTAGTAGACCTCCGACCACAGCCCGCGCTTAACAAATTCATTTTTCGGCTGACCGCCGGTCTCGAAGTGCTCGGACACGCGCGCCAGGATGAAGCCCGAAATACCATCGGGCACCGCGGCCGGGTC